TTGCGGCCCGTAATGTAACAGCGCACCAAAACTGTCGGATCGGTGGCAAACCCCCAATCAGCGCCAAAGCGCAGCACGGCATTGACATCGGTTTCAAACTCTTCAATGCGCCAATTGTGAAAAACCTTGGCCTCGCTGTTGGTCAGGTAACCGCCCATCCAGACATGGTTAAATTTATCTGGATCGCGGCCCCGGTCATACTCCATTTCTTCCCGCAGCACATCAGGAAACCAAGGATTGTCCGAATAATTGACCTTTACCACGGCTGCATCCGGTGGTGGATTGTCACCCCGCAGCAGCATGTCAACAGGATCTGTGGCCTCGCGTGGGTTCCATGAGAACCACAACTCGCTGCCTGGCTTACGGATGGTAGGACGCAGCAGGTCAATTGAGACCTGGCTCATAGACTGAGCCTCTTCCACCCAGGCCCGGTCAAACCCTTCCAGCGACTTTATGGAATCCGCCGTGTGATTCTGCATACCCTGAAAGATGATCAGGCCAGGCCCGCGCTTGGACTTGATCATTGAATCCTGGACATCAAAGTACGCCCCGGCATTCAGATCCATGATCTTGTTTTCCAGCAGCCGCTTGACTGATTGGTTCAGGGTACGCTGGATCTCCCGAACGCAGACCGAGGATTGGGCCTGGTTCCGTATGTGTTCCTCGATCATCATCTCAGCAAAGAAGTGAGACTTGCCAGACCCCCGGCCACCCCATGCGCCCTTATACCGGCTGGGACTAAGTAACGGCAGCGCCCATCTAGGCGTATCAATGTTTAGGATCGACAATTGTCCGCTTTACTTCCTCGACCTGCAGAGGCCCGCCATCTTTACCCGTTATCTCGGTTTCCTGCTTATCGCTGTAGCCGTGTTTGCTCAACAGCAACTTGGTGATCGTGCTATTCATGTCACCAGCCAGGCCACCATTTATCAATCGATTTTCCTGAATCGATAGTAATTTCCTAATGATGTCAGAAAATGCCTCATGTTCTTTGGCCCAGGCGTACATGGTCTCCCGGCTTTTGCCCAGGTAAATAGCCAATCCAGCCACGGTAGGAACCACATCCCCGGCTGTTTTGTAGTCACCGTTGATGTATCCCTGCGCCTTGTCAACACAATCCGGCCATTCTGGTGGTCTGCCTGCCATCACTTACCTTTCAATGCTTTTGTGCCTGGGCTTTTGTTTCTCATGGCCCGGCTTAGTAACTTGCTGCCAGTATCTGCCCTGTTGTAATCCTTGGCTACTGACTGCGGCACGCCAACCTTCTTGGCAAACTTGGGATCATGGGCTGCTGCGGCCATCATCCTGGCCTGCGCTGCTGACTTGCTTGGCATGGTTAACCCTTCAATCTCTTAGTCCCAGGATTCTTTTCTGGGCGCAATATGCTTGTGGCGGTCTTGGCCGATTCCCTAAATGCTTTGGCCGTGGGTGCGCCTGGATCACCAGGTGATCTCATCTTTTCGCCAGACCCGGCAGCGATACGCGCCCTCTTGGCATGGATATTGGCGTACAACCCTTTCATCTTGACCTCCATTCTACCGCTGTTGACAACTTGTCCACAATAGGCGGTGACCCGGCAGCCCTCATAATGGGCGATGTCTGGCATCACGGATACCAGGCCACCTAACTGGTAGCGGGTGGTGGATTTGAACCACCGTCCTCCGGTTTATGAGACCGGCGAGATAACCACTTCTCCAACCCGCGCTAGTAAATCTTTACTTTAATCATTCCCCTGACATCATCGGCCACATCGATCAGGCCATACCTAAACCGCCGGTCATTAGCCTCCAACGCATCAGCCAGGCCATCCAGCCCAGACTTGATCGATGCCAGCATGTTGTCCAGGTCTCGCGCCCGCCGGTCTGGCGGCATAAACAAAATGTCCAGCACCACCCGGTCATTGTGGGTGATTTTGGGAACATTGGCCTGGCGTGTCAACATGTACCACTCGTACCGATACAACTTCTTCTGTCTTGCTACCGCTGCCCAATGCGCCCTGGCATTTGGGCTAAGTATTGACCTTGGCCACGGGTAAATTACTTCCAACTCAATGCCTCGATGGTCTTAGCCAGCATGTCCAATTCGGTCATCTTGTTTATCCGCATCATGGTTTTATCGCCATGCACACCCAACGGCCCGGTGTGACAACTAGGACAGAGCGGTACGACCAGCCAATTACTGGCTCGCTGTGCCATACCCTGGCCTTCTCGGATATGGTGAACTTGTACCCCATGCGCTCCGCATAGTACGCACGGCAATTCGGCAACCCGGCCCATATGACGGATCTCAGGTCTTGTTGCCACGCTTGTCCTTGCATTCTTTGCATATCCACCTGTATCTCAGCCCGCCTGGGAAAACTATGTCCATGCCATCCTTGTTATTTCTGTCAATTTTGCAATTGCTGCAATACCTAATTCCAAAATCTGACGCAATCTTATGCGTGATTTTCGCTAACTTCTTCTGGGTACTGCTCACTAAATTGCACTCCCTTCGTTGATCCAAAATGGTAGATGAATTCAATCAACTCGTTCATCTCTAACTTTGTCATCTTGCTAGTAGATGTCCCCAGCACCACAAATCCACCATCAATCCCAGGCACAACATCCTGGCGCTTGAGCGCTGCCGTGCAAACATCCTTCCAATTTTCTGCTGTCAACTTGCTGCCGTGCCAGTTTACCTGTTCTGCCAAATCTGTCAGCAGCGCCCACATCAAAGCATTCTGGGCCAGGCTGCGCTTTGGCTCCGACACCGTAACCACATACCCATCGCCTGCCAGCCGTACCGCCGCCGGTGGCTCATCACAAATATCTGCTTCATTCTCCCCTCCACATTCCAATGCCCACCCAGATCAACGCAACCACCACCACCCACAGCGCAATGTCAATCATTCCTGCCTCCGCCTGATCTCGTCCAACACCTGCTCCCTGGTAAAAGACCTATGCTTTTCGATGCACCACAACATGCCATTGGCTGCTTTCTTGTTCGGCCTGGTGGATTCCACCAGCGTCACGCAGCACTCTAGGCAACTCAATCGGTACTGCCCCCACCGCCTACCCGCCCGGCTTTCGCAGCCTGGACAAATTCTCTGATCATCTGCCTGGCCCGCTCCGCTGCCTCCGGATCTGCTGGCTTCTCCGGTGGCGCTGGCAGCGCTGTCATCGGCTCCGGTATCTCCGGCCATTGGTTCTTTTTGATCTCCCGCTCCAGCGCAATCTCCCACCTGGTTTTGACCTGCGGATAACTGCTGCTCTTCAATTCGTACTGCAAATAGGTCATCGCCCAGAAGATTGCCGGGTGCGACCACTCCCCTTTTTTTCCGCATTCCCTACTCCTGATTCCCACTATCGCTTCGTGATATGCCCTCTCTGGCTCTATTTCGGGCCTACACGCCGCTAAAAATTCTGGGAGGGATGGCGGCCAGGGATACTTCCTACGAACCGCAGCAAGGCCCGTTTGGATGGCCGCAGGGGTAATCCCGTCCTCAATGAATGCCTCTGCCCACACTTCGCGCCAATTCTGGATCTGTCCCTCGCTGCTAAATGCGGCCCGCCACCGGCTGGGATACAGCCCTTCCAATCGGTTGAACAGATGATCCATCAAACTAATGCCCAATTTCGGGTGAACAGCCAGCCAATTACTGGCCTGGGGTGATGTCAATAACGACATTTTGTTCCCTCCCTTTGTTGACAAATGCAAATGGATCAAACTTCTCTGGCTTGCCCTGGGCCTTGTTTACCCACTCCGCTTTAAACCCTTGCCAGCCCCTAGCCACGCATTCGGTGATTGCCTGGTTCAATGTCCAGCCTGCTTTGTTAGCCTCGCGCTTGATGGCCTCCAGGGCCGTGCTGGTCAATGGTGACCTCTTGGCTTTTCTGATTGCTAAGAAATCCTCCCAGACCTTTGCCTCAACTTCACAAGGCGCTTCTGCGCCTATAGTTTTTATTTGTTTATTGGTTAATGGTTTATGGTTATTGGTTGGTTGAACGACTGTTGAACGCTCGTTAGACCGCCGTTGAGCAGAAACCTTCCCAGCCCTAGACGCTGCCTCAATCTTATTGTGGTAGCGCTCAATCTCCTGTTGGCCTCTCTCACTCACCCACCCCCCACCCCCCGCAGGAGAAAAAAATTCTTGAAGGATGGCAGCCACTTTCTTTTCGTGGCCCCTGGCGTTGATCAAACGCGCAACGACTGTTGGACATTCGTCCAACGGTTGTTCGTGTAAATAGTAGAGATCCAACAGCCTGCGATAGATAGCATCCTCAATTAGGGACAGATGCTTCGTGTGACTTGTATAGTCACCGATGTTGAATTGATAGTAATGCATACAATCTCCATAGGTGCTGGCCTATCCGGTGGAAATTCCGGCAGGTCAGCCCAGTTAAGGGTTTAGTTCGGTCAGATAGACCAGCCCAATGGAGACTGAATATCTGACCCGCATTGCGCTTTCCACAGCGCGTTGATTAGGATTCTACCTGCTCATTGAATCGCATAGCAACAATACCGAAATGCCGCTGCATCTCGATTGCGTGCTTTGATGGTACACGGCCACGCCTGACCCATTGGCTGATGTTGGACTTGTGAATGCCCAACACAACGGCCAATTTGGTCTGGCTGCCCGCCATCTCAATAGCCTCGCGGAGCGCTGCGGGTTTTTCTTTTATCATTTCGGATGTCCCTAAAAATAACTACAGCCGGTATTGTCAACATTATTAGCAAAAAAATCCAGACCTGCTGCGCTGCAAGATGTGCGACAAAGTAAGTCATTCGCCTACCTCCCTCACGATCAATTGAACCCTTACCGGATTGGCATCCTTGTAAAAATCGCCGCTTGCCGTGTTGGCCTGCGCCAGACTTTGCAAGGCAGCCTTCCGGGTTCGGAATAGCCAGGTGCGGGCCGGTTCGTCCACCACGACCTGGGGCCTCCACAGTAGATTGCCATATCTGTTCTTCAATGCCCAGCACTTAATTTTTGCAGCCATGATCAGAACGGAATGTCATCATCAAGGTTATTGATCGACTTCTGCGGCTGGTATCCGTCCGCTTTAGCCTTCTCATGGGGTGTCTGCTCAGACCGGCCACCAATCAACTCGACATCCATGACCCTGGCTCGCAGCGATGTAGCCTGGCCGCTGCCATCCTTTTTGTCATAGGTCTCAATGTGCGGCTCACTTAGCACCACATGCACCTGCGATCCCTTGGTCATGTAGGGCAGCAACTTCTCTGCCCGGCTGCCCCAGAATGCCGCCTTGATCCATTGTGTAGGGCGCTTGCCATCCTGCTCCCGCTTGCCGTAATTAAACGCCAGGCTTAACTCCACAACGACATCACCCTGGGGTGTATGCCGCACCTGGGCATCGTTTCCAACTCGCACAACTCCAGACATCAACATTATCCAATCTCCTTTAGTTTATGGATTCCTGCTTGGGTAATTTGCCAGGCAACAGCCAGGCGGTTCGACTTCGTTTTTCGTACCATGCCAGCGTTCTCGATATAGCCATGCCGCATCAGGGTGACCCGCATGGGCCTGTATGAATTGCCATCTATTGACATCAGCGCCTGGCCTTCCTCATCTGTCAGCCCTGCCGGATGCTGCCCAATCACGGCCAGCAATCCATGCGTCCGCACAGAAAACTTGGGCGCTGCGGCTGCTGCCGATGCCCGGCTGGTGGCCGAGTGCCGCTGGTGTGGTGGGTAGGTAGCATTAAAATCAATTGCAATTTGCATGGCCCGCTCCTTATCTGTGGTCATTTTTGATCTGCCAGAAATCAAGTAGCCGGGTGAACATCTTCCAGCCCTTCTCAAGATCCTCCGCAGCCCATTCAACTACCTTGACTACGCCTGGGTTATTGCGCGAGACAAACACATTGGCGCATCTGGCCTTGGGCATAAGCAGCCCCATGCGGTAAGCAGCCAACTGCATCATGTGTTCGTCAAATCCCTGGACATCATCATCTGGCCCAAACTCTTTGGTTTTGATATCAATGATCACCCCGTAATTGCCCTCAATGCTGACAGCGTACATATCGCACTTGCCGCCATAGCCCAATGGGTGACCACAGGCTTTCTCACAGATCCACTCATGCTTTCCAAAATGCTTTTCCACAGCGGCTGTATACGCATCAATATAGGCTGCGTATTCGTCACCATAAGACTTGCCCTCAAACGCCATCTGAATGGCTGCATGGATTCGCGTGCCTTCCTCTGCCGCTTTCTTTCCGGTCTCGCGTGAATCCTCCATGATCCGATCCAGGTAATCGTCCTCTGTCTCGCCATCTTTCCTGGGCAATGTCATCGCGGCCAGCAATACCTGCTGCTGCTTCCAGCGCTCCAGGCCGGGCGCTGCGGCCACCTTCATAACGGTGGTGACACTTGGAACAAGATCCTTAGTCCTGGCATCGCGCAGCGTGGTGTTGCGCTCTTTGCCGTTCTTACCGGTCACGGTGTAGCAGGGCTGGCCTGCACGGGTGTACCAATGGCCCGCTTCGCTGGTGTATGTCTTTTCGGTCATGCTGCCCCCAATGCTTGTTTTTTGTTTTCGTAGATTGTTTTGAATGCTTCCATTGCATCCTGGTCACCGGCAGCCTGGGCCAGACGGTAGGCAGCAGCAAATGATTTCTTGGCTGATTCCATGTCGGCTGCGCTGTCAATGGCTGCCAGGTTATCGGCTAATGCCTGCTTGCTCATGGCTGGCTTTTGCTCATGCTGCCCATCTGATTCTGATGGCAGATCCTCACCGGCAAACACTTTGATACCCAAACCGTGGCAGGCAATTGCCTTGACCAGGCAGCGCATCATATTTTTATTGACAATGAATGCGTCAGGATTTTTGACAGCCTTGTTAGTGTGATCCATCACCGGCAGGTGCATGGTCATTGGCTTGCCAAATGCTGTCACCGTGCAAGAAACCATCAAGGTCTCAGCAAATGCCACGGGCGCGTGGAATTCCCAGGTGGCCGTAGGATCTGCCTGCATCAAAAAATCTACGGCAATGGGCCAAGATAAATAGTCCAACTTATGTGGGCCTTTCTTTTCTACCCACTTGCTGACATCAATGGCAGCCAGTTCTTTATAGTGATTTGTCATTCTGATCTCCTTACAGTAAACACATTAGAAAAATAAAACCGTACACAAATGGCGCTGCAATGATCGCGCCCAACAATGCTTTTGTATCTTCGCTCATAGTTCCTCCACAGTAATTTTGTATTGCTTGCCGTTGCGGTCAGCAACAAACAAGGTTTTCATGGTGCTGCGTAACGCGCCATCTTCGTCCAGATCAAACTTGACAGATCCACAACCAACGA